CACTGTTTCAATCAACCCCTGTTTGTTTACCCTTGTAGCTGATGATGCCCTTGTAAAGTCAAAAGGCAAAGGTTTGAAGTTATTGTTTTCGTCATTATACGCTAAGGCATAGCCATCTTTGACCGCCCAATTACCATTACCGAATTTAAAAGTATTTGCCATTATTCTATTGTATATAATTGTCCTTTTGCCATAGCGTTAAAGCTATCCCAACTTGTAAGCGTTTCAAGTTCGCTGTCGGTTAGTGCTGTTTTGAAAGTTGTTAGTTGTTTGGTTTTTCCGTAGAAGTCATTACCACCTACACCATCATCAAAGTTCAACTGATTTACTGTACCTTCGGGGAATGTAACACCACTCGTATCTGTCAACACCTCTACACCATTTACCCATACAGCAAAATCATTTTCTTTATACTTAAAAGCTATTTTGTTAAATTGTGTTATATCCGTTAAAGTATGCTGAAAATCTGTTTGAGCTGATGGTGTTACAATAAAATAAAATTGTAACCTGTTAGGTGTTGCATTATTATTTTGTTGTATAATCATTCTGTATGAAGTAGTACCATTAGATAGTGATATCCTATGACTGCTTGATGATTGTGATTCGGCAAAGGCAATTTCCCCAAACAAAACCCCTTCGCTACCGTTAAACTCTGCACTTGTACCTGCGCCATTACAAACATCGGCTGAGCGTGTTGCTATATTTCCTGATGTTGGTATATACGAAGTTGGGTAGCTTCCTTGTTCAACTTGTGAGCCATATATATAAATAGCGTTATCCGTATTTCCTGAATAAGTTATATCGTTATCCTGTTCTACTGAATATATTACAACTTGGTTGCCACTTGACCCTGTTGTTCTTGTTAAAATACACCTATACCAACCATTACCATAATCTTGCATAGATGCACTTGTATAATCAGAATCAATAGTTCCTAAAGTTCCTGTATTCAAATTAAAATACGCATAATCAACAGTAGAGGAATCAAAGCGAACAGCCATAAAATCTTTAGTACCTTTTTTAGCAAATATCGAAAAAGTATGTACTGCTGACCCTATTGATAAACTTTGTACTATTAAGTGTGTGCTGTTATTTGTATTATCAATAAACGCCCAAGCGTTATTTGAGCCATCAGGCGATACATAACCTTGTGATACCGAGCTTCTTGTTGCTGACCAAGTTGTATTAAAACCATTTGATTGCAATAAGTTATTTGTCCTTTGCGGCTCTAAAAGTAAAGCAGGGCAATCCTGTACTACGCCATCAATTAAAGGGTAATCTAAACGAGGTACGTTTGTAGCAACGCTTTCTATAAATCCATCTTTGTTTACTCGTGTCGCAGTTGAACCTCTTGTAGCGTTAAAATCGCCATCGCCATTAGCAGGTAAAACTGAATATAGCTTACTCGCTTTAGTTCCTGATGGTATTAACGCCACACCTGCATTATCGTATATGCTCATTAGTTTAAGATTAAAGTTTCTATATTTTCCATAATACTTTGAGTGCCCTCAGCAGTTCCACTATCTGATAACACTCTGTTTGAATAATCCATAGCTACACCAATTATCTTATATTGGTTCTCTTGCTTGTTTTCTACGCTATCTAAATCAACAGCTTGTGTTATACTAATATAACCAACTTTAGTGGAATCTGTTGCATTATAGCTGATTTTAGCTGTATTAGCTGCCACACTACTATTAGCTGTAACTCGTGCATCTGTATAGTAGAGGTTTGAACCTTCACTTACATTTGAGGTGCTTAATGATACTGTGCCTGTCTGTCCATTTACGCTATCTACTGTGTTGACCTCTGCGCCTGATTCGATACCTGCTAACTTAGTAGATGAAGTGCTATCAAAACTTATTTTAGCGTTATTAGCTGCGATGTCTTGGGCTTGTTGAGTAGTTATACCTACTTTGGTGTTATTCGTTGCTACATCGTTTTCTATGGTGTCTAAATCTACTGCCTGAGTAACACTTATGAATCCTACTTTGGTAGCATCTGTACTTGGATAACTATTTTTAAGTGTGTTTGCAGCTACATTTATGTTAGTAGATACTCTTGCTTCTGTGTAGTATAAATTAGTGCTACCCTCAGAAAGACTATCTGTTGATGTAGGATTGACTTCTGCACCTGCTTCTATACCTGAGAGTTTAGTTGCATCGGATGTGGGATAACTATTCTTATCTGTGTTTGCTGTAATTGCATCAGCTTGAGTGGTCGTAATACCAACTTTAGCATTGTTTGTTTGAATATCAGCAGCTTGTTGTGTAGTAATTCCTACTTTAGCTGTGTTATCCGTAACATCAGAGTTTGCTGATACTCTTGCATCAGTAAAGTACAAGTTAGATGTGCCCTCGTTGATATCATCAGTATCAAGCACTACCGCACCTGTTTGGGTGTTTACGCTATCAACAGGGGCTGTGCTTGTCAGAGTTGTAGGTTCAAACTTATTAGTAGTATCATTAAACTGTAAGACCTGATTGTTTGTTGGATCAGTTGATGATACGTTTGATAACTCTTGAATATCAATACTATTAAGAGCAGTGGTAACATTTGCAACGTCTGTTACATCAGCATTAGTTTCAATACCTGCCAATTTAGTACTACTCGCACTATCAAAACTAATTTTAGCTGTGTTAGCGGTGATTGCATCAGCTTGAGTGGTGGTTATGCCAACTTTTGCGTTATTAGTAGATATGTCTGCTGCTTGTTGCGAGGTTATGCCTGTTTTTGCTGTATTGGATGATACTGCGCTATTGGCTGCTACACGAGTATCTGTATAATATAAGTTTGTAGAACCTTCGCTTAATTGATCGGTGCTTGTTGGGTTCACTTCTGCACCACTTTCTATACCTGCTAATTTTGTGCTACTTGTACTATCAAAGCTAATCTTAGCGTTATTTGTAGCTACATTTGATTCTAAGGTATCTAAATCGACAGATTGTGTTACTGTGATATGCCCTACCTTAGTTGCATCAGCAGATGGGTATGTGTTTTTAAGGGTGTTAGCTGCTACGCTTGTATTTGCGCTTACACGAGCTTCCGTATAGTATAGATTGCTTGTACCCTCGCTTATATCGTCCGTATCTAAGACTACATCGCCTGTCTGCGTGTTTACGCTTGTAACAGTATCAAGTTCGGTGCTATCTACATAGTCTTTAACTGCTGCAACAGTAGGGATAGAAGTATCATTATCATTGTTTGCAATCCCATCTGCTTGGTCAACAAACTTTGTGATCGTAATGTTTTCGCCTGTATCCTTCAAAGAACCAAAAGAAACAGTACCTGATGCCACTACACGCCCATCAGTAGATACGCTAACCCCTGTACCATTACCTGCACCATCGGTAAGCTCAACCTCGCCACTGATAGCATTGTTGTCATCAGTTTTGATTAGCCCCTCGTAGGTGTCCTTTATTCTTTTGTTTTGAAGATTTGCCATACTTTACTTTCGTTCTTTTGCAAAAATCTTTTTAGTTTAACTATGTTCTTATCTTTTGGTTTGTATCTTACAGTACCCATCCGTTAAATAAACTATCTTTATCAGGATAAACATCACTATCTGAGTTGCTATTATACTCAGGGAACGTAGAGCTATTAAAACTCATATAGTCAATAAATCTACGTGTGTAATACTCTGCTGTATCTCGTGCCTTACCTACTAAGTAGTCAACCTCTGATTTGCTTACACTTTCGCTATTCTCTGATGTGTGCTTAAATACACCACCATTTTTAATTTGATATGCAGCATAAGGCAAATAAGACACCTGCGCCCACCATATAAGCATGGGCTGTATATAATCATTAACAAGGTTAAGATAATCGCCTGTAAGCGTACCTGCAACTATATCTGCGCTAATCTTGTTGTAAAGGTCAGTACCTAAATAGTTCTGAATCTCAATCTCTTGTGCGATTTTAATAAATTGGATAAACTTGTCTGTATCAGTATTACCATCAATGATACTGTTTTTAACAAGGTCTGTACGTGATATAAATAGTGCTGTTGCCATTATCCTTTATAATTTGGGTGGTGTCCGTTATTTGGCATATCCTTTGGTGCTTTCTCTGCGTCCTTATATCCTCGTGGTGTAGGTGCATAAGACTTAGGTATCTTGTTTACTTCATCGTAGTTTTGAATTACTTTTTTCATAGTCTTAGATTTTAGTCTGTATAAAACCTCTTCCCATCTATGCCCACAATTAACCCCACCTTTGAATCTAAATAAATCGTATGCTTTGCCTTTATGCCCAAAAGACTTGTTTACACCTGCATTACTCGCTTTGTCAATATCCTCTACACGATATACTACACCTCTACCACTTCTGCTCATCATAATACGACAGAATTGTCTTGATTTGCCTGAGCCGTACTTTTCAGAGTATCGGTATCTTACTTTATATAGGGATTTGTCTAAATAACTGAACCCACTCTTTTTAGAATCTATTGACTTTTTTTCTAATTTTTCCTCTTTGCTTTCAATGTGCTTAACAGCCCAATCCTCTATGCTTTCGTTATCTTCGCTCTGTTCTCTTACGTCAACCGCTTCCCATCGGTTAGAGATTGTTTCGCCCCTTAGATCGTCAAGGATAATATCAAACTCTTCATCAGTCAAGTCCTCTTTGCTCATTTTAACCCCTGTTTCCTCTTCTCGTGTTTCCATATCAGCAACATTGTCAAGGTCAGTAAACTCTAAAGGTTGTAAGGTCTTAAAGTATAGGTTAAGCGAAATACCATTATACGCAAGTATCTGATCGAAGTTCTCAATAAGCAATCTTTGAAACGGACGAATAACAGTGTTATCCATAAGGATAGTAGCTGTTTTAAGTTCGTCTGCGTTATTACCAAGCCCTGTATTGTCTTTAATCCCTAAAAGCATAGGCGATACTACCCTGTGAGATACGAGTATCTTACGTGCGCTCTCATCACTTAAAAACTGATACTGATTGTGAGCGTCAGAAAGTTGAATAGGTTGTATATCAGCAGCAGTTTCTGCGTTGTCGTTAAATGCTAAGATAAACTTACCTGCGTTGCTACTACCACTAAACTTCTCATAGATACGTCTTTCGATTAGTTCCCTTTGCTCAGGGTCAGGCGTTCCGTTATTAAAGTTGATAAGCATTGATGGTGCTAAGCCATTCATTATATTGTTTAAGTGATAGTTGCTTATCTCTTCCTCTAACTCTGCGTATTGTGTACCCCCTTGATAGTCAACAGGCGAATAATACTTAAACCCTGCTCTATAAGGTTTGATGTACATAATCTCTAAGCCCTCTTTAGAAGTTCCAAAAGCAGGGATTCTTTTTATCTCATCGCTCTTTTTATACTTAGCCCAATCATAGTGATAGAAGTACGCTTCAATTTCGCCTTTATCATTACACTTTTCAGCTCGTAATGTTTCAACAGGGATATGTTCAAGTTTTACAATCTTAGTTCTATCCTTAGAGTAGATTACCTGCAAAGCACATTGACCCATAAGTTTTTGATCGTACACTACTTTACGAACACAATCAGCATTGAATAAAGATACCATCTGTGCGTATTGGTCGGGTTTTCTGTTGCTGTCAGTAGCATCTAAGCCCTTACCATATATCATCTCACTAATTCCGTTTATGATAGCGTTATTTGTGGGGCTACCATTGTATCTGTCTATAAGATACTGAAAGTAGTTGTTATCTTCGCCATAGCTCACAAACTCTTGATTCCGTACTTCTTTTACAGTAGGGCTTGTGTAGGTGCTTAGGTTAACTATTCTTAAATCGTTTTTCATAATATAATATAATCGTTATCGTAGCTCGTATCTATGGTGTATTCGCCATCGTTAACTGAGTAATAGTTATTCGTATCTTGGTCAACTGTTTGGTCTGTGCAAAATACTTTATCTTTATATATAACGTCTGTACCCTCTTTTATTGTTAAATCATAAAACCTACCCTCAGTTAAGGATAATGATTCGCTAATAACTAAATGGTTTTTGTCAGTCGTAGCAGATGATGTGTATGTAACAGATGTGTTTGTAGAGTCATCTCTAAATACCATACTTACATTCGTTGCATAAGAACGCGGTATAATTTTTATGGTCTGAGCATCCGTTGATGTAGTTAGTTTTATCATAATACTATAAACTCGTTATCAGCAGAGTGTGTTACATATTGGTTTTTGTTTATCTGATAGTATGAGTTTGTACTTTGGTCTATCGTTTGATCTGTACAAAACATCATACCCTTAAATATCTTACCTATCGCATCTTGAATAACAAAAGAATAGTGTGTATCTTCTGTAAGATCGTATTTGTTATTGATGGTAAGATATGTTTGCCCTTCTAAAAAGGTTAATGTGCTACCCTGCCACTCTATCTCTGAGCTACTAAACGTAGCTTCGTATGTATCCCAATCTTGGTCTGATGTATATTGAGTAACTACATTTGTAGATTCGTTTCTTACAAACAATGATATTACACCTGATACACTTCTGCGTGGTATTACATCAATACTTTGCGAATCTGTCGATGTAGTTAAGATATGCATACCTATATAACGTATAGATTCTGAATTTTGTGTAATAAAAAAGGGGGCTTTTACACCCCCTAACAATAACTAAACCAAAATAAATAAACTCTTTGCTAATATACAAAAAATTTATGGTGTTGGGTTAATTGGCGATGATGAATCATCACTTGGTAATGTTGCTACAAAGAAAGGTGGTGCTGTTTCCTGAGCAGTAAGGGTAAGCGTGAATCCACTTAAATCCCCCATAGCTGCACCTGTAACAACTGT